CTGATATCGACAACAGGGACAAGATCTCCAGTAGCTATAGAACCTGCAGCTAGAGCGGCATCTGCGGAGATCGGCTGGTCGGCCATATTCGGTTACCTCTTACTTCATAGATTTATACAACTCATAGTCACGTTTGAAGTATTTACGTATAAGGCGTTTATCTGCCTCAGTAATCTGCTTCTGCGCAGCTATGTAGTCCTCTGTAGGCAATCGCGTAGCTACTACACCATGCGTATTATCTACGTTCAGCTCTTTCATCAGTGTACTGAAATCAGCCTCGAACGGAAAGAACTTATCTGCTACGTTCCGATATGTGTTGAGCGCACCAGGTGGAAACTCCAGAGCTTTTTTGTAAGGCGCATTAGGAGGTTTACGCCCTTCAATAAACTCTTCAAACGTCGTAGTGACAATACGACCTGGATACTTCCGTAGTGAGTTCCAGTAGAACGAGAATAAATGCTTTACCGGCTCGCGGACAACCGTGTATATCGGAAGTCCACCACCCATGCGCTTAGCATTAAGCACGTCGCCTATAGAAGCGTGGTGCTGCTCGGAACGCACTGCATCTGGAAAATGTGCTTCCAGAACATCATAAATAAAGTGACTCCCCGTACGGGGAGCACCCACATATACAAACTTACCTGGTACAACAATCATCGTGCGGCTCCTCCTAAAACTTATGCTTCAGGCATCGTGATTTTGTAATCTGTTATGGAAATAGTACCACCGACAACAATGTTCTTGTCATCCAGCGTCATGTCCGTAGTGTCTGCTGCTTCGCCCGCAGTTCCCTGGATAATGCAGGTGACTTTCGAAGCATCTGTACCAGAGTTCGAACTGTAAACACGAAAATGTCCCGCAATACCTGTAGTGTCTGCAGAAGTGTCGTCAGTGATCGTGTTTTCATCAATCATCGCTCCTGGTGACTGGTTTGCTGCGGCGATGAACGGTGTTACGTTCATTACGCAGGTCCCGAGCAACGTTTCAGTTATAGCAGCTTCGCAGTCTGCAGGGGGGGCACCCGTGTAGATGTTGATGATACCGTCGCCAGTGCCACCAGTAATCAAGGTATTAATCGCATTGTCCAGCATCGCTGCTGCCGTTACATACGCAATTGATGTATTTAAAGCCATTGTCTATCCTCCTATCGAGTCACTTCACGGCAAAGTTCTACTTCGCCCTCTACCAACCTGGTAACGTTACCAGAACCGTCAATCAATTCTAGATCATAAACTGCAGTATCGAAATCAAACGCTGCTGTTACTGCTGCCGTAATGGTTATGGTGATTTTAGCATCGTTAGCGCTAATTGATATATCCCCAGGTGACAGCAGTTCAATTATCTCTGTAACATCGTCAATACTTTCGCGGATCTGCATTCTCGCAGTATATGCAGCTAAATCCTTAGGAGCAAAATAAGTAACCAGCCCTGTGCTGGCACTATATGTCTGCGCCACTGTATCTGCGTCAACATAGAAGTTATCTACGTCGATGTAAGTTGCGACTACGGGTTTGTCACCTACCGTGTTTGCTCGAGTCGCACCTTTCACATGTTTAATAAATACTGGGGTATCCGACACAGAAGGTAACCCATGTGCTGTTATAGTAATTTTCGTCGGACAACCAGGAACTAGATCTTCAATAAGCTTACAAACTTTGCCACCACCATACCAATTCAACGCTTTGGAGAATGTCGCCCCTTGTCTAATTTCCAGATCGAGTTTTGCTACACAAGTCATAACATTGGTATCCCGCCGTAACCCATCGACCGTTTACGATCCTCACGACCGCTCTTCTCGCGTTTCGCATACTCAATATCGTACGCGAAAGCTGCACGGAAATCAGTAGCCTTTGGTGCATCAAAAGCTTCGACGTCATTCTTCATCAGCGCTCTGTACTTAACCCAGTTCAAAAGACATAAATGCTGGTGACTAGGAAGTTCTATCTCACTATTCCCATTAGTAATATCCGCTGCAGGACGTCGGAATACGTACAAACGTATGAACCCATCATGATCGGGCTTTGGATATAACTGGATTTCAGTTGCACCAGTATCTGTGATCAAGAAACGAAGATCACCAGTTTTATCGTCGTCCAACGAGAAAGCAAACCTAGCGCCATAGTCATCCTCGAAATATCCAGAATCGAAGTTTTCCAGATTTCGTATTGTGAGGATGCGGTTAGTCTCGTCGAATGCGCCTTTGATGCGCAGAATGCGTTCGTCGTATTTTTTAAACTGATCGCCAGTCTTATAACTGATTTTAGTGAGGGTGGATCGCCGGTCAGCGATCCCCCCTATTTCTCGCACAAACATATCCTGTGCTTCGTTCAAGTAAATATAAAACTCACTATCCGACCATAAATATGGTGATGCTATATCATCAAGCTCTTGTCGGAATAGAGTTAGCAGATCTTCAGGCGACATTAGCTTCCGCTATTTCCTCTGAACGAATCTGCCAGGCTTTCATAACCTCGTTACGGTCTACCTTATAACCAACAGCTACAGATACAGCGCTAGTCTTCGGTATACCAGAAGCTGTGAAATCAGCATTATCGTTTCGTTCAACAATATCGATCAATGCAGAACTAATATCCCCTAAACGATGACTGGGATCTATCGGCATTGCTGGTCGGCTCGCTTCTTTTTCTTCGAATGGATCTACTCCATCTACGCGCTCAGCACCGATTTCAGCGCAAGCACGTACTAAACTCAAAGGTATGGGCATAGGCTCGTTTTTCTTAAACGTAAGCATATGGCCCAGCGTACTACGTAAAGTGTAGTTACGGTTTAGCTTCATTAATACAGTATTAGGCATGGCTCCATCTCCTGTTAAAGTTTGAAGGGGGCTCGAAAGCCCCCTTCATTCTATACTTAGTTCACTTCGTTTGCCCGACCATCGATAATATACTGGACGATGAGGCGACCTACAAATGTAGTCAGAACAGCTGTTTCAACTTCTACATCCACAGTATCTGCAGCAGTTATTTCAGCAGCACCTTGCGTAAAAAAGGTCTGGATAACTGCAGATGTCGCTGTAGCTGCCAATAGTACGTCAGCACCGAGATTCACTTTGACAGTACCACCGCCACCATCGACAGTAATAACCTCAAACGTACCACCAGTGACAATAGCACCGACAGGCAAATCAACGGCTTCGTAGACAGCTACGGCGGGAATCATCGCTGCGGTGATGTCTACATCAGCAACCAAGACGGTCTGACGACCAACATTTTTGGTAATAGCCATTATCGGTCTCCCTAGTCAGCTACGTAAGTAACGAACACGCCATGATCTTGCACGGTGTTACTTGCATAGAGGTTGTTGAAAGTAGGCTTCTTGAAACCGCACATTTTAGCTACTGCGATACCAGGCTGATTATCATAATCGAAATACTTTTCAGTCCAGATCGGAGTACCAATATCCGCGAAGGCCAGCGCCTGAGCACCGCACATAAGAACTGCGGAGCCAGCTACTGCACCAGAACCCCAAAGCGAGGAGTGCGGAACATGACGGAACTCATGAAGGGCGAAACCATCAACTGTAACTACACCGCCGTCGAACAGTTTATTGTTCTGAGCGCTAGCAGTCGAGTGACGGAGATTCAGCATGTAGTCATTATCCATCTTCAAGTTCGCCATACAAGTTGGCGTCATGAATACATGGAACATTTCATCCATACCGTTTTGAACTTTCAGACCACGAATGTAGCCTTTCTTAGCCTGTTCACGCATTCTGACCAGGGTTTCCCAAGAGATAGTATCTGCGTCAGTAAGCGCAGTAGTACCTGTACCTACATTCAAACCAGTAGTGGCATCCCATTGGGCATAGCGTTGTGAAGTCGGAGCAGTGACGTCAGCAGCAAACTCGAGGTTAATAAGATCAGAACCTACACGAGTCGTACCATCAGAGTTCAGACTGTATGCGAACCCGCCAAGCGTCAAGAACGCCATCTGGTCCATACGATCTGCAAGCCAATAGGCCAATACATCACGACTGTTTTCAC